TATAGCTGATGAACTTGCTAAAATTGATGTTGTTTACAAGGCTGCGGAGCCTCGTCCAACTCAGGAAAGTGAACAGCAGGAAGAACAGGAAGAGCCTGATGAAGGAACTAAAGGCCAAGAAGAAAATGAGGAGGAGGGGCCGGATATCCATATAAAGGGTACTTACCATTCAGAGGAAGAGACCCCTGAAGAGGAAGCCCCTGTTGAAGACCCTGAAACTACCATTGTCAATGACAGAATCAATGCTGAAAAGTATGCAAACAGATACTTGAAGAAAGCACTTGGTGATGACTTTGACAAGTTTGTTGGTATTATAGGACAGGATGACCCATCTCAAGAAGATAGAAATTGGATTGCTGAAAAGGTCAAGGACAGAAGATTTAATAACTTTGCTTCCAAGTATCTTAGACCCAGTCCTGAATCCCAACCTGCTCCAGCACCATCAGCATCTTCTGCAAGTAGTGTTGATGAGACTGAAATTGCGAAGGATGAAACCGAGATTCCAGTTGCAAGAGAGTCAACTCCAGAGGACGACAACAAATCACGGGAAGATGCTGACAAGTCTGGAGTATCAATGCGGGCAAATCCTTTCAGACCCTATCTTATGGGTGTGAAAGACCGTACTGGCATTATCCAAGGCATCAGGAATGAGGCTATCCGTAATGCGGAGAACCCCTCGTACTATGAGAACTGGTATGCTCTTCCTTTTGCAAAGGGTATTGACTACATAGTCAACAACCATCTTTGGAAATTGATGAAAGCGGTTGGTCAGGATGGCAAGTTGAAAGTCAATTATGCCAAGTATTACCCGAATGGAATTCAGGCAACTGGTGTGAACAAACCACACATTATGCTTGTCATTCCTTATACTGACGCAGTAAAGAAGATACTTCCACCAAGCACTCCCGCCATTCAAGGCAACATCATCAACAACGGTGAGAACCTTGTTGTTGGTGCTGTTGGGTATTCTACTGGTAACAAGGCACTTGCAGAGGCACAAGATGCTATCAGCGAAGCCATTGAAAAGCAAAGAGGCATTGAGGGTACTTCTGAATGGGAGATACTCAAGGAAGGTGAGAATGGTGAATGGGTCAATTACATCTACGATGTGTCTCCGGGCTATGTAATCCGCAAGAACACCAAGGAAGATACTGGAGATGTAAGCCTTGAGACTCTTCTCAACAGTGATAATGAGACTGGTCAGGGATTAAATGACCTTCGCTTCAGCATTTGGTATGGTAGTGAAGAATCAAGAAACGGTGTCCGTAGAGAACTTGTAACCATTCGCAAGGGTGACCAACTCTATGAGGATGCTCCTCACGAGCCGGGTCAGGTTGTTGTATGGATACCTACTGCTGATGGTGCTTTCATTCCTCAGTATGTATCTCCATTGGTTTACAATGAGATAAATGAGGAGAACAACGGAGAGGTTTATAGGGATATCCAGACTGAGATTGACCGCATTGCAAAGAACAAGGACAATCCCAAAGAGATTGAGAAGGGACTTGCAAGGCTTCGTGGAAACTCAGAAGTTCCGGGGCTTGTCATTACATCGCACAAGGAGAATCAGGGTAACCAGATTATGTACGATGCAAACAACAACACGATAGTGTTGCAGGTTGATGGCCTCTTCCAGAATGATAAGACTATTTACCTAAGCAGTGCTACTCTTACTGAAGAGGAGCTTCGTCAGAGATTGCAGGAAATGCTGACCATCATCAATCCGAGAATTTCTGTTGATGCTTTCACTCTCAAGACCAATCCGGGTTATTATGTAAATAATGGCATTATCCAAGTCAATCTCCGCAAGTGGGGTGTTGTAAATGCCCGTGCATTTGTCTATCCGCTCGATGCTTCTGGGCAGATTGACCAGAAGTTCGTTCCTTCCGAGTCAAGAAGGCAGACTGAAAGAGTTGAAACTCCTAATGTGGAGGCTGTCTATTTCATCTCCGGCAAGAAGTACAGAATGGTTGACGGGGAGATATTTGACAACAGGAATGTAAAGGTTACTGATGCTGAGGTTGGTACACAGTTCGTTGACATTCTGAACATTGAAAGAAGTGGAATGTCACCATTTGTTGATGATAAGACTGGCTCGAAGTATTTCATCATTGGTGACCGAGTCTATCACAAGACAAGAAATGCCAGTTACAATCCTTTGAACCAAGCCCAAAAGGACCGTGTGTTCAAGTCAGTTGCCAGACAGCAGGCTAAGGAGCGTCTTGCCAATGAAACTGCCGACAGGATTGCTGAACTTGAAAAGAGTATTGCTGACATTCAGAGAATAAAGTCAAGACTCAAGAAGAGTGACTACAGAAAGTCTGACCCTCAGACACTTACTGAAGTGGTTGCTTATGCTCTTGCAGCTATCAAGAAGCCTCTGAACTGGGACAACATTCTCAGTGAAGCTGGTTCTGACCATAAGAATGAGTTGCAGAAATTGTTGTCTGGAGGCAGCAGACTTGCCTCTGCAAGTTCTCATTATATGGTTGACAATCTTGTCTCTGATATTGTTGGAGACAACCCCATTGGTTTGACCGAGGATGATTCACAAGATATTCGCAACGAGATAATTGAGCTTCTTCTTTCCGGTATGACAAGAAGACAACTCGGGGATATTGTTGCTGAAAACAGGATGAAGGAAGAGTCTGGTGCTCTTGACTATCAACTTGATGAACTTGAAAGAGAGCTTGACAGGCTCAAAAGCAGTGCTGAAACCCCTAAACCAGCGGCTCAACCAGCACAGCCAGTACCAAGTGCTGTTGGACCAGCTCCTCAGATAGAGGATATGCCTGATTTTGAGAATACTCCTGAACCGGAGCCTGTCAAAGGAAAAATATCACTAACTGATTTGCAAGAACAGAGAGAAGACACTAACTTTGTTTCTGTCTTTATGGACTATGTAGAAAGTGGTGATTATGAGGACAGACTGATTGATGCAGTGGAAAATGCTCTTGGAACTGACCCTTATAAGTATGAGGAGAGAGTGCAGAACAGTGACCAAAGAGACCTGTTCTATGCTGTCCACGATAGGGAGAGTCTGATAGCATTTATGGAAGAAGTAGCGAAGTGTGGCATTTAATTGATTGATATATGAGCAACGGATGCTATTCCAAAAGTTTTAGTAGGACAAAAGAGTTCAAGGATTTGGCAACTGCTGCCAACCTTGACTCTCATTCCTTGGAACATATTATAAAGGAATGGAGAAAGGAAGACTCATCAAGAGATGACAAGGTTCCCTCTCCTAAGGAAGTTAAATCATTCTATGACAGGACTTTTGTAACGGATGACAGGAGCCTCAAGCCATTCTATCGTGAATACAAGAAAGGTGACACTCTTTTTGGTGACACTTTCAAGGAAGACAAGAAGGCTCTTGTGGCTTTGTATGGGGGTAAGAATGTATTTGATTACACTCTTGCAGATGGTACGAGAGTATTGAAGTCTGCCGTTCCCATTTCAAAGACTGCTGCAAAGAAACTGGAAAGAAAGGAAGCGACCAAGAAGGAGAGAGTCAAGCTTTCCAAGCCAACTGCTACTGACAAGAACATACTGTTCAATGTAACTCATAGCCCATTTGTATCCTTGTCTTTTGAAGACAAGCCTTGGAGAGATGACCCTACCAAGAAAAACCGTAGTGTACGGGTATATCTTGAAGGTCAGGAAGAAAGGGGGTACTTTGAACTGGTCAAGGATATGGAGGACAAGAACTACTCTGTCCACTTCAAGCCTGCTGACAGCTCAAATCCAAATGCTTTCTCAGAGCAGGAGAAGCAAATCCTCTTCCAAGCAGTTGCCAACCTTGTCCCGAATGGTGGAAGGCTTTCCACTTGGGGAACCATATCAAGAGGCGGCATTGCTGGTATTGAAAGGTTCAAGAGCCTTGGATTCATAGATACTGGAGAAGTCCGTACTCTTATAAGGAAAGATAATAGCAATGAAGTTGCCATTCCAATCCTTGAAAAGGCCGTAGGACTGCCCAGTGGAAATTCAGTGTCTGAAAAAATAGACCGTGACCTTGCTTCCAAGACTCCTGTTCAAAAGCCTGAGGGTAATTTCAAGCCTACGACTACAGTATCATATACTGACAGAGAAAATCTTGGCAGTACTTCACAGACTGTTCAACTGGGTGTTGAAGATGGCGCACAGGCTGATTCCATTTCCGAGACTGTGCGTGGTGATGTTGTTAGTGGCAAGGTTGCTGTGAACACCCGTATTGTCCCTGATGTTTCAAGCATAGACAAGCTTGTGTCTTCAATCAAGGCTCTGAACAGACTTGGCAGTGTGTTCGTGAAAAAGGGAGAAAAGACCATTGAACTTGAAGCAAGCAACTTGTCAAGTGATGACCTTGCCAAACTCAAGAAGTTGGAGATTACTCCAGACAGTGATGGCAAAGTCTATGTTCCTACCTATACGGTAGGTCATACAGACTATGAACTTGACCTTAAAATTCAGAGAGAGAAGCTTCGTACTCAAGGTAACTTCAATGAGATTGAACTCCGTGAATATGCGAAGCGGGCAGTCTATAAACTGAGTGATACCATTACAAGACTTCAGAACGGAGAAGCAAAGACTATATTTGGCAAGGGAGATGCTTACAAGCAGTATCTTGTGGATGCTCAAGACAATGACATTGACTATACGAAGATGTCAAGAATTGACATCATTAGACGGATAGGTCTTACCAATATGATGAACATGTTCGTCAAAGATGTGTTCTTTAGACCGAGTCAATTCAATGCTCTTGGACATAATGTGAGGCTTATAAGAAAAGCCAGTGTCATTGCCAACAACTGGAATGCATTCACTGAACTTGCCTACGACACTCTTGCCAACATTGAAGAAGTTGCTCTTACCGATGCAAGAGGCAAGGCATTATCCTTCTCGATGGAGGACAGTATGGAAACTGGAGCTGAGGGAGAGTCTCTTGATGCAACCACTGAGGCTGAAATTGCAGAACTCTATGGCAATACGGTTGAACATTGGCAGGTTGGGTTCAGACAAATCAGTGCTTTCAACTCCCTGTCACAGGCTATCAGAAATACCCTTGGGCAACTTAGTGTCCTTGACAAGGATGGCAACATTGTCAAGGACCAGTTCGGGCTTAACCAGAATGTCAATACTGCTGATGCTGTGACCAAGATTCTCTCTTGGACTCAACACGCCACATCATTGCAGGATATGATTGACAAGTTGAGAAAGCATATTGACACTGACCCTTGGCTGAGACAACTTGTAGGAGAAAACAATACTGCTTACAAGAACGATGATGGTGTTACTACCAATGGTGTTCTTGTAAATCCCGAATTTGGGCAGCTTCAATCACAGTTCTTCTCCAACTTCAAGAAGTATTTCCAAGAGTACTCCGTCACTTATGTTGACCACAAAGGCAATGTGAATATCAGGGCTGTTAATTCCCAGCCGTTTGAAACTGAGACTGTTGATGACATTTCAACACTGTTGCAAAATGGTAAGCTGGCTATCTGGGATGACATCAATCACAAGACTACCAATGAGTATGCCCTTCTTGGCAGAATTCTTGGCAAACCACTCAGAGGAGGTAGGAGAGGAGAGCCTATAATTCCAGCAAGTGGCCTCCACAAGTATGTGGAAAAGATTCACAACGGAACATTCACTGATGCTGACAGGGTGCGTGTCATTGAAAACATTAAGAAAGCCTATGAGTTCTTGAATATCCCTGTCCCATCTGATTCACAGATGCAGTTGCTCTTCACAAATGATGTCATCGAGGAGTTTACGACGGCTCTTGGATACTTGATGGGGGACATAGACACTGCAATTGAGCTTGCAAACCACAATGAAGGGCGTTTCGTGCTGTTTGGAAAGCGTGGAGAATTGCTCAAAAATGGCACCAAAAGAAGGGATGGCTCAGAGGGCTATCAGGATGCAGTGAATGCTACTTCCAACTATAAGAAGTTAGTCAGTTTCATTGCCCCTGCAATGACCGCTTCAAAGGAGGTTGTTTCTTATGAGGGTGGCAAGCTTTACTATGCATATGTAACTCCTGGATACCTCGGGTTGCATATTGACAAGCTGAAGGGCTACCTGAAGAGTGGTCAGACTTACGAGCAATTTATGCAGGATGAATACCTCAAGTATGAGGGATTTTTCTACAATACAAGAGGCAGACAGTATGGTTCTGAAGGACACTTGAACTACTGGATTTCCCGTCTTATGGATGAGACTGACGGTGCTGATGTTCGCAAGAAACTTGAGCATGTCACTTCTCTGACTTACCAAGGCACTGCATATGCTGACAAGACTTCTGCACAGTACTACGCCTCTCTCATTTCAATGTTCCTGTATGATGCCCACGGCAGGTCTGCATACTACAGAGTGCCTACTCTTTCTAACAAACCCTCGGAGGAGTATATTAAGTTCGAGAGACTGGGCAGTAACTACAAGCGGATTGTCATTGACTGGCTTGCAGAGAAAACTTTCTATCAGGAACTTAATAGAATCTGGGCTGTCAAGGAGAGACAGGAGTATTTGAAGAACAATCCTGAGGCTGCAATCAAGAATTTTGACAAGAATGGTCTTGAGTTCTCATTCCTTCCTTTCCTCAACGATGCGTTGCACGATGACAAGGATTCATTCGGTGCAATGCTTCGTAAGATGGTTAATGGAGAGTCATTAGATCCTGCCACAAATGAGGGCATCCAGTTCTTCAACAGTCTTAAGACTGCCATTGAGCAAGGTATCAATGAGCAGTTCAATGACTTCCTTGACAAGGCCGAGAGGGCTGAGTTCTTCACAAGAAACAAGGAAACTGGTGAGATTGAAAGTGTGTTCCAGATTGAAGACCTTCTGTCCAAGGATAAGAGCATTGAAGAGACTCTTGAGGAGTACTTCTGGAATGACTACTTTGCTTCCATCAATATACTGCAACTGACTATTACGGATATTGCAATGTATAAGGACACTGAAGACCTGCAAAAGAGACTTGCTCAACTGCATTCCCCGGGTATGCGTCCTAACATTGAGGCTCTTGATATTGTCACCCACGAAAGAGTTAGTGATGATATGGAGAGGTATATCATTATCAAGGACAGCACTGTTCAGTCTGATATTGTAACTAACCTTAAGGTTGCTTACAACAGACTGCTCCAGAATCCAAAGTATAAGAATAATACTCTTGGTGATGCAATGGTTGCCAAGTACAAGCACCTTATTGATGTATTCAGTGACCCCAAGGCAATCAACTGGGCTGATGCTCAGGCATACTCCTCTCCTACCAGTTATCGTAAGAAAATGCACTGGTTTGGTAAGTGGGATATGAACCAGGAGAAGGCATACCAAAAGGTTATAAGTGGCGACTTCACTGATGAAGACCTTGATGTGGTATGGCAACCCCTAAAGCCTTTTGTGTACTCACAAATCCCCAAGAGCAGTGGTGTGGATTCTATGCCACTCATCAAGATGGGTATCCAGAATAAGAACTCCGAGTATCTTCTTCTTATGGCTGATGCTCTGATGAGGGCTGCTGGTGTTGATTCCAAGTTGGGTGCCATCTATGATGTGATGGAAAGGTCCCAAGGTGAGTGGGTTACTGGTGAAGATGGCAAGAGAAAATTTGTACAGAATGGCAAGGGTATTGACACTGTGATGTTTGAATCTGCTGTCAAGGCAGGTATTACTGGTGTGATTGACCTTAATAGCCTCTCTGCCGATGAGATTCGTAGCAAGCTTTGGGATGGAGAAGCCATACTGAAGGGTAAGGATGGTGTCCTTTACAATGAAACTTTCGTGCACGAAGTTCCCGGTGAACACTACACCATTCAACAGGAGGTTCCTGCCCATTTCAAGGGAGAACAGCAGATGGGTTCCCAAGCCAGAATCCATGTAATTGCCGACCTTCCTGATATTGGTCCTGATGGCAAAGCCAATACTATCAGAGTCAAGAGAGAAAAGATTTCTCCGAATGGCAAGGTGCAGATTGTTGAGGAGGAAATGACTGTTGCTGACCTTAAGGCTGAATATCAGAAACTTATTGCTGACAACATCAACGACAGTGTGAAAGACCTCATTGAAGAGATGGGTCTTAACATTGCCAACAAGAAACTTCGTAACATTGCCCTCAGCAAGAGACTGAAGGAAGAAATTCTCAAGGATGGCAGATTTGGCTCAGATATGCTTTGGGCCTGTGACACTGACATTAATGGAGAGTTCAACATCCCTCTGAGTGACCCTATTCAATCCGGCAGAATTCAGCAACTGCTCAACTCTATTATCAAGAACCGTATTAATAAGCAAGAGATTGCTGGTGGTGCTGTCGTTCAGGTTTCCTCTTGGGGAGTCAAGCAGAGTAGAGAGCTGGGCATTAGGTTCAAGAGCAAAGATGGTAAACTTCTCTATACTCGTAAGGAGTTTGAGGCTGAGCAGAATGGTGAAGAGAACAGCAAGTATGTCAGCAAGGAGGAGTACACTTCTTATCAGGACTATGTAAATAAAAACCAGTACAGTGTAGCATACTTTGAGGCTTTTGCTCCTATCTATGACGATAGGCTGATGAAGTTTGCTGACAAGAACGGCAACATTAATATCAAGTGGATTGAAAGGGAAAACCCTAAGTTGCTTGAGATGATTGGCTATCGTATTCCTACTGAAGCCAAGTACTCTATGGTTCCTATGAAGATTGTAGGGTTCCTTCCAAGAAACTCTGGTGAAGGCATTATGCTTCCTGCTGATATTACCCTTCTTACAGGCTCTGACTTCGATGTTGATAAGCTTTACATTATGCGTAGAGCCGTCGAGAACAGGAAGAACACAGGCAAGTTTATTTCAGATGAACTTGCTGACATGCAGCTTGAGGCGGGTGCTGATTTCCTTGACAACGAAGACCTCCACATCAATAGAGAACTCATTGCAGATGCTCTTAACACTACAAGGGACAAGGCTCTTGGAGGTGCAAGGCTTTGGGATAAGGTGCATCGTGACTACGATAATTTTAAGGAGAGGATTGAGGCTTCCTTCACTACAAATGTCCGTTCTCCGCGAGAGGCAAGAAACAATAGAATCATTGACTTGATGTGGGCTGTACTCACATCACCGATGGTTGCTGACCAGAGTTTCTCCCCGGGTAACTTTGATGAGCCGAAGAGAGTTGGTTACCTTATTGCTGCTCACGAGGTTACTGGGACTCCTGTCAGTGAGCTGAACAAACTCAGCACCGATGAACTCAAGACCAAGTACTATAAGAAGTCAAGCCTTCTGTTTGCACAGACCCAAGTTCACTTCCACAAGCAGAACTCCGTTGCTGGAAAACTGATTGGTGTTTTTGCCCAAGCCAATGTGTCCCACGGATTTGTCACTCTGATGAACAATCCTACAATCAAGATTAAGGACAAGTTTATACTGAACAATCGTTCATATCAGGGTAGAGTTCCAATAGACCAGATTCTTGCAAAGGACAACACCACGAGAATCAGCGAGATGCTTGCTGCAATGCTTGCAAGCTCTGTTGATGCTGTAAAAGACCCTGTTCTCAATCTGTTCAATATCAATATGACCACAGTCAACTCGGCAGTTGCTATGATGCGTCTTGGTATTGACATTGAAACAATTGGTTGGTTCCTTACCACTCCTATCATAAAGGCTCTTGTAGAGAAGTATGACAGGGAAAACATCAGTGAGAGCAAGCCTTTATATCGGTGTATAGCTGAGATGAAGGATGTTATTAACTCCAGACATAACGGGCATCTTAGTTATGCTCCTAACTGGAGAATGAGTAGGAATGACTTCATTACTTGGCACGAAAATCCTACTGGTCCTCTTACAGATAATTACTATGACAATGTTGAGACGGACTATGCAGAGGCTGATGATGAGTATCTTGCTGACGAGAAGACTGATGCAATCAACTTCCAACTTCTCTCTCTGATGGAGATTATGGAAGATGCTGCCAACTCTTTCCGCAATATTACTCATATGACTCGGTATAACTCCATAGCATCTGCCGTAGGTCCATTCGTTGCCAACACTTATGTCAATAAGTTTGGTGACAAGAGCTTCCTTGAGAATGAGGATATTGGTGAGTATGTTGATAAGGAAAAGGTTCCACCCGTCATTGACCCTTCCACTGGAAACCTCTTCTATGAGAACGCATTCAAGAGACAGATACTGAGCAATCCTATTCTGAGTGCTTTCAGAGATAGTTCCTACGGTCTTGAAAAGGCACTCCTTGGAGAGAACTTTGCACAGGCAGGGCCCTTCGGAGAAATGGTGTTCAACAAGTATCAGGAAGATTTCGGAAGACTCGATGATGCTACGGCACAGAAACTCTCAGAGTTTATGATGTCCTATCTCGCTACATCAACTCCTGTGTTTGACCTTTCCGATGGTGAGGATATTCACAAGTCAAGAAGGGCTGTGATTCTCGAGTCACTTCCTGCCGAGGTTGCTGAAGCCCGTTCAAAGAAGCCTGACAACAGACTTCTGCAAGTTATTCGTAATCAGACTGACTATTCTGGAAAGAACTTCCTTGTTATCAATACAAAGGGTAGAGATGCTACTGACCTTCAAGATATTCGTGCAGGCTGGCTCCAGCTTTACAGGGACGAGGCTGCTGCTGGCAAGGATGTTTTAGATAATCTGGCTGTCAGGCTCGTTGAATACAACTTCTTCAGAGGTGGATTTGGTTTTAGCCCGAAAACCTTTATGAGAGTTCTCCCGAGTGAAATCAAGAAGGTGCTGCCTAATTACATTACTAACATATCCCGTAATTATGTTGCTTCTCCAGGGGCTGCTGAAAACTTGATTGAGCAGTTCCTCATCAACAATGACATTGTATCATCCAATGTTGTGATGTCTTCCATTTCCAAGGAGAACCTCAACGATGATGAGATACACACTGTGACTGCAAGGGGACTTCACAGAGGTATTGCAAAGGTCAGATTTACTGATGACCCTCACTCTGATTACTTTTATGCTGTGGTCAGACCTACTCAAGTTCTTGATGAGAGAGGGAAGGTGAAAAAGGCATTCACAGTACAGGCTATTGAGAAACTTGGTGGATTCAATAATGAGGGTTTTGAGATTGACCCGTCCAGAAGAGTGGAGAACATAAAGAGTATCTACACTATGGACAATGAGGAAGCAACTTCAAGCCAGACCAAAACTACTGTCCAGCCAAGACAAAAGGCCGTTCCAAGCACTGTAAGAAACAAGAATGACTTTACGCGGGCTCTTTTTGCTATGATGAGTGAGGAGGAGAAGGATTTTATTCGCAACACTAATAATATGGCAAAAGAGGTTGGGTTTGCAAAAAGATGGGAGTTTTTCCTTAACTTTGCAAATAAGCAGGAAGTTAGTGATGCATCTGATGAGTTCAAGGTTATACTCAATGTTCTTAACAGCGTGAACATTGGAAATATTACTGAAGAAATGCTTAATGAACTTCTTGACCAACACAACATTTGTAGATAGCTATGGCTGGTGAATTTTGCGATATAACTCCGACAGTCAACAGGAGAAAGAGTGTCCTGTATCAGGACATATACAACTTTACTGGGAAGAACCGGGCTCTTACTAATTTGCTTTATGCAGCATCTCTTACTGATGCTGTAAAGCAGTTGTTCGACAGGAATGATTTCAATAGCCAAGGTGAAATTAAGTTCAAGAGTCTTCGTGAAAAGCTGAACCTTGATTCCCAGCTTACGGCAATGCAGAATGTGAAGAACGAAAGGGTTTCCATTGGGGCTACCAATTCCAACGGAGACCCCATTGCCTATGATAATCCGAATGCTATCAAGAATGTTGTTCTTCAATATAATGACACCCACGAGGATTACCACGCGAAAATCAAGCACTCCAACGGCAAGTATTACATTGACTTGGATGTGACTGATGCATCAAACTACAAGTCTAATGTAATCATCCGTGAGCTTGATGCTAAGTTCAATGCAATGCAGGCATATCTGCACAGTATTGGCATTGACCCGGTCTGGTCTCAGGAAATCAGTAATACAGTAGCAAATTTCAGAAACTATCGTACCCTTCGCAATATCATTACTTCTTTCGTAGGAGGTAAGGAAGGTGTGTCAAATATGAGCAAGACCAAGGCTCAGGTGTTTCTCGAAGCGATGCTTGGTACTCAGACTTACCAGCCTCTTGCACAAAGAATTCTCAATCAGTTCGGTGAGAACACTGCTCAAGCAATTGCTGATGTATCTTCTGGAAAAGAGTTGGAGGGGCAGTCAGGCCCTTATTGGACTGGTATCATAAGGAACCTCCTCAATGGTGGCATAAACACTTTCCGTAACTTTGACATTGATGCTCTGATTAATCGTGAGAATAATGCTGTTCAGGGTCTTCCTGAGTCTTCTGAAACTATTCTTGGGGCTAATGTCATTGACATTGATGATGTTATGAATGACTTGGATCAGAGATTCCACATCCGTCAAGACTTCCTTGACAGTGTTGGAAAGAAGGTCAAGTCCCTGTCTGATGCTGCTAACAAGTTTATGATTGTAGCCCTTAGACAAAGGGAACTCTTGAGAAAGAAGTCTGGTCACGACAAGTCTGCAATGAAGAAAATCAAGAGTCTTACTAATGCCATTGATGCAAACCAGAGACTCATAGATGCTGGGGAATATGCAAATAGCATATCCTCATTCCTTGGCAAGACTTATCACGATTTCAACAGTCTGCAAGAGGAACTCAAGAACATCAAGGCTGATGTGAGTGCACGGACTGATGACCTTAAGAAGATGAATGTCTGGAGTCAGGCAATCAACAGGGCTATCACTATGGTGGAAGCATATCAGTCTGTTGTTGATGAACTGTCCAATATCCATAATCTTGACATTGACCAGACTGGTCTTCCAGACAACATTCTTCAGGGCATTGAGGATACTGCATTTCCTCTTAGTAAGGTTATCAGAAATGTCAGTTCAATGGCTCGTTCAGCCCAGTTTGAGATTGCCTATATGTTTCTTCAGAAGTTTTGGGGTTCTTCTGATACCAAGATTATTGATGGTAGGCAGATATCTCTGCGAGAGGTTGTAGAGACCTTGAAACACGATGTGAATTTTGTGGAGAAACTGCTCTTCTCTATGAATGAGAGTACTGATGAGGCACTTGGTCTTTTCTATGAAGCAGTCAAGGAGAATAATAGGAAAAGAGATGCTGAACTTCGTACTTATGACTTTCTCATAAGGGTTGCTACTGACAATCTTTACAAAGCTGGGGGCAGGTCTTCAAATGTCTATATATACAAGGATGGTGTGCCTCAAATGTATATGAAGTCTGAGATTGACTGGCTCAAGTATGAGGAGGCAAAACAGGCCCATAAAAAGGAACTCCACGACAGAGGTGTAAGAGGGGATGCCCTTGTTGAGGAGATGAGAAAGTGGGAAGATGAGAACACTGAAAGGGTGTTCCCGTTTACTGGAAAGAATCTCGAGGACTTCAGAAAATACATTCGAGAATATGTCAGTGAGATTAACCATGTTCCTGCCGACAGTGTAAATCCTGATGATTATATCCAGAAGATGGATATGCCAAAGGCTGAAACTTATGGCATTACAAATCCACAAAGTTTGGATATGGACGATGCTACCAGAGAGTATTATCTGAGAATGCTTGCCCTTCGCAACCTTGCTTCCAATGGTATTCCTTTCGCAGAGAATGACCTGTTCAAAGCCATTCAACTTACTGCTGACTTACAGGAAACCTTAGTAAGGGCTGGTGGTAATCCAATGCAGACTCTCAAGGCTCTTGGAAGTGCATTTGCAGACCTTTATACAAGAAGAGAAGATGACACTGACTTTGGTGATGACTTTAACGACCTTCTTGCTGGTAATAACATAAGGGCAGTTGCTTCTACTCTTGATGGCAAGCAACTGATGCAGATTCCTTTGTTCTTTACCCACGCTCTTCGTGACCAAAGTAGGGTTACTACTGATATGAGTAAGGCAATGTCAGCATTTGTAGCGTCGGCAGTCAATTATGTGCAAATGTCCGATGTGATTGATGTGCTTACTCTTACTCAAGACTACCTTTCAACACAGAGAGGGTATGAGGAGAGTGCAGGTCCGTTCACTCTTATGAGTATCTTTGGCAGAGGAAGAAATCAACAGGTATCTCCTGTGGAAGGAGATATAAGTAAGACCGGTTCTGCTGAATGGCTTAGCGGATGGTCTTTGAGCAATATCTACAACCAGAGAAAGAACCGTACTGGTGAGCTGATTATCTTTGGTAAGCCAGCATCGGTTGGCAAGGCTGTAGATACTCTTACAGGACTCACTTCCATATTCGGGCTTACCACCAACTTCCTTGGTGCTGAGGCTAACCTTTTGGTCGGCCAAATCCAAATGTTTATTGAGAGTCAGGCAAAGGAGTTCTTCCTCTTCAAGAACTGGATTGCAGGTGATGCAAAGTATGCAGTTCTTCTTCCTGAATATCTTTCTGAACTCAGCTCAAACAACAAGAAGGCAATGCTTACCCTTCTTGGAGAGAGGTTTGATGTGATGGAAGACTACTATCAGACCTTGAAGGAGAATGGGTTCAAGACTTCTCTGATAGGCAAGATAATGAACAATGCAGAACTGATGTTCCTTTATGGGGCTGGTGAACACCTCCTGCACAATCAGACAATGCTTGCCATTCTTGATGCTGTTAAGATTTGGGATACCCAGACTAACAGTGAAGCTCCTTTGTTTGATTTGTTCAAGGTTCGTGAGCAGGGTGCAAACGGTATTCTTGAAGAACAGAGAGACAGGTACAAGTGGATTGTCAAGGATGAAAATGGAGAAATGACCTCCACAAGAGAGATTGAAGATGCAGATATTAACAAGGTTGAGAAGCAAATAACCTACTGCAACAAGACGATGCACGGTGCTTTCGCTGGCATTGATAAGGGTATGATTCATAGATATGCCTTTGGTAGAATGCTGATGAACTTCCGTCAGTGGATGCCAGCACACTATGCACGAAGATTCAACAAGACCCACTATGATGCTGACCTTGGAGAGTACAGAAGAGGCTATTATGTGTCTGCAATCAATTTTGTGTACAATGCAGCACTTGGTCTTATCAAGAACAAGACCTCCATTGCTGCATCTTGGGAGGCAATGTCTGAAATGGACAGGGCCAATGTGAAAAGAGCCATTGCTGAAGTGGAGACACTTGTGGTTCTTTCCATATCAATGCTCGGACTTGGAGACTACAAGGATAAGAAGGGCAACTGGGCATATAGAAACCTGATGTACCAGATGAAACGAATGCTGATGGAAGTGAAGGCTTCCACCCCGGTTGACCCGTTTGCATTCCTTGACAACATCATCACAATGCTCAACTCACCGTTTGCAGCCCTGAACACCATTGAGAAACTCCGTGACACGCTGAATGTCCTTGATATGTTAGACCACATCGAGGGAGGTAAGTATGATGGAGAGAACAGGTGGGTGCATAACTTGAAGAAGAATGCTCCATTCATCGGTCAGATTTCAAAGCAGATTGCCTTGCGCGACAACGATGACCTCTTCAAGGTGTTTGAGAAGCACTTCTGATAAAAAGAAACTCTGACAAAAAAATGCTCTGACAAAAGTCAGAGCATTTTTTATTACCTTACCTTTACTTTCTTATGGATGTTTACATAAGCTACATCCCCATTGATGGATGTTACACTCAGCACTTCCTTAATCAGCACATCCTCTTCAGGATTTCTTGATGCTCTCATAGAGAGGTATTGGTTGTTGAATACAGCTGTAATCAACTTCTCTTTAGCGTCTTGAGATAGTCCATTCCATTCTTCTACTGTCATTTTCTTTTCCATTTAAGGATTTCTGACCATAGGGTTACTACTATGATTAATATAAGTCCAAGTGTCAGGACAGCAGCCCAAATACAGGCACAAAATAAAAGGAACTTAACCATAACTAACAGTGCCATTCTATGCCACAAACAAATGTGACATCGTTCTTTTCAGCTTCTTTCTTCAGGTTCTCTGCGGCTCTTTCAACCATTCGTTGCTTTGTTTCAAGAGTCTTCCAGTTTGAATCGGATATGATTTTCGTACTTCCACATACCGGGCAAGCCTTGAATCTTCCTCCAAATTTCAGATTTATCGAAGACCCGCAGTATGGACAGGTTGCTTTGCTGGACTTTCTTCCATAAGATATTGTAAGGTTCTTTTCAAAGTTCAAGTATTCATTATACCTTGTAAGAAAAGTGTTGAAAGCATTCTGGTATCCTTTGGACAGTTTCTTTGTGGTATAAGCTACCAGATATGCCGTGGTGCCACCATAGCTCCTTTCAGTTACAAACTGAATTGCCTCTTCGTGGTTTGACAGCACTTTGTTGGTTACATTCACTTGTGAAACCTCTTGTCTGCCACTGTGGTCAGTGTCAAATTCAAATCCAATAAACTCATGGATGAGGTGCATTGGATTTCTACTTTGTTCTGTATGCCATTCGTGCATTGCTATTCGTTTTCAATTGTTATAAATTCTTCTGCAAAAGGTAATGTCTTAATCCAACCACAGAATGCTCTCCACTGCGGGAGTCTGTGGTTTCTTCTCTGAAAGTAGATTCTTCTCAGTGTCTGGTAGGAGAACACCCATACTCTTTTCTGCATGTGTCCTTCTTCAAGATGTTCCTTGAATTCTACCAGCTCCTCCTCAGGCATTCCCTTTCCTTGGATATGCATTGTGGATTCTGAGGATAGTCTTTCAGCACCAACTCTGTAGGTATCCATTTCCACCCACCAGTATCTTGGAGCATTGATTTCACACCACACCATTACTCCACGAAGGACTTTGGAGTGCTCGTCTCCCCTTTTGACAAGGGTTTCAATCAGCTCCTTGTCCTTTGGATGAAGCAGAATATCCTGCTTGAAGGAAAAGGCATCCCAAGTCTCACCATTTGCAGTTGAGTTCGGATTTATTGCGTAGTTTGTGTTCACAACACTTCTTGCCTCTTTTCCAAATGGAAGTCTTAGTGCTTGCAGGGCACTTCCAAGACCTGCTATTTCAAGGGTTCTTACCCCGAATTCATATACTGAGTTCATACTTCTTCAACAGCGATTATGTTGTCAGCATCATTATCCTTTATGTCTGTGATGTCTTCTACAATCCTCATTGTCAAAAGGAATTTGCTTGGTGCTGACAGTCTTGTGGTTACTGTGTTTCCTACTTTGTTGATGTAGGTTATTGCATAGGTCTTCATTACCAGTTGAATGTTTCGTTGACATCAATGGGTCTGTGGCAATCTGGGCATTGTTGCTTGAATTCCACATTCGCCTTGTCAATGTCAGGAGCTTCAATCCAAACATAACAAATGTCCATGTGGATGTTGTAATACCTAAAACAGTAAGTGTGTTTCTGTTCCATTTGGAATCACTTCAAGCTCGTCTTCGTGCCAAGGTCTATGTCTTTCAATGTCACTTTTTAGTCCTGCAAGTCCAATACTACCAAGCAACCAATTATTTGATTCCAAATCTTCATTCAATGCTTCCATCCTTTCTTCTAAGATGTCGTTTGGCAGAACTTTCATTTCCTGAACGGCCTCAATAAGGTCAGGAAGTTCATATCCTTCTTCAACCACTACATTAAGCGTCTTACTATAAGTGACTGAAACAGTGACATTTACTTTAACTTTTTTCTTTGGCTTTTCGTTATAAGGAGCGCTGGGGTCATCAGCTGCTCCAAGTGGATATCCTCCAGTGCTATTGGTAGAAGCGTCTATCATAATCTCTTAGCAGAATATGGTTCCAATCGGTTGCAAACAGGTCTTCCCAGTCCGGAATGAAATTTTTTGCAACTCCTGATTGTGTATCTATCTTGATGACTTGATTCGTGTACTTGATGTGTTCCATACTTCTCTCCCTGAACAGAGCCTTCGCTTCCTCTGGTAGAGAAGTCATTTTGGGAAACACATCAGGATAGACGATGTTGTTGTTTTGCTTGATAATTACTACGCTTTTGTTCCAAGCGTCTCTTGTCAAAATGCCTCCATCCTTCAGAATTGGCAATGCTTCCTCAAATGTCATTACTCGAATACCTGAATATAGTTTTCCATTACAAGTTTCTTGTCGTGAATATCCACGAATGTGATTTGCACGACATCCTCGATGATTATCCCTTGTTGATTGCCGTTATGAGCAGATTCTGTACGGAATGCCCGTATGGCACCCCGTACATCCTCTGCCACTACCACAGCCATGCCTGCATAATTAGCAGTACCCTTAATACGGTATGTCAAGGACCATACCTTAAGGTGTGGGGCTGGGGGATTTTCTATGCAATTTTCTCCATCTTGTGTGGATGGGCACACATCTTCACCACAAGGTTGTCCATTAAGTATCTCAATCATATCTCTGTGTTTTGGTTTGTCAAAGATAGATAAAATATATGGGTTAACAAAGGGTTAGTGCACCCAGTGAGTATCAACTGATGCTTCTGCTGGTATTGGCAGTGATTTACAGTATTTTGCTGCTGATTTTTCCATTGTTTCACTTAGAAACTTTGGAAATGTTTCAAGCTCTTTTGGGTATTCCCAGTTAGCCTCATCGTGAGTAAGATTGACAAGGAGTATCTTGTTAAAATATCCATTGTCAATTACCCAATTGAATACTGCAATTTGGCTATCCTTGAGAATTATTGCACCAAGGCCTTGAGTTACACTGTTCAAAGCCTTTCTATCCCATTTTGATGCTGCCTTGAAATGTTCTCTTACTTCTTGTGCTATATAATCTCCTGTTCCCTTGTGGTGCAACCTATACTCTTCCCAAAATTCAGGTGTAAATCTCTTCTGTCTTTCCAACCATTGCTTGTGGTCCCACCAGAAAGTCTTATGTCCAGTCTCCTTGCAGAGTGTAATGTAGCCAAACTTCCTTACATGTTCTGAACCCCACTTCTTGAATTTTGCAATCCCTGGAAAGCCCTTCTGATATGCTTCTGCAAATGCTTCAGCTTCCTCCATAGAGCATCCCATAGAGTTTTGTATAGCTTGGGCAGAACCGCCGAATTGTTGACTCACATTGTTATCTTATAGGCTCTTTATCCTATAATTCTATATGTTTCCATATAGGTCAGACTATATCATCATCCTATTAGGATGTTGGGCACTCGTGTCTCCTTTATTATTTAGGCTATTCAGGAGTTAGTCGTTGAACCTCCCACTTACTTTTATGCCTTTCAGTGGTTTGGCTGCTGATTACCATAGGTTTCCCCTTAGGCTTCCAGCAATTCACCCAATTTGCTATATATCATTACTGATATAAGGTTCAAGAAGTTTATATTTATACTCATGACAGTAGTATTTATTTTCATACATTAGTAAAACAAGCTTTTTTAGGTTTTCTTTGTCTCTTACATAAAGTCCCCAGCAGTCTAAGTAACTTAATTTAAGGGTACTTTTAATATCAAAAGACAATAAAAACTCTTGAATTCGTTCGAGCCACCTTTTAGAACAGGACTTAAGTTGCCACTCTCCCTTGGAAGCACTTCCGTCACCATCAAAGTATCCTCTTATAATATCCCAATTGAGTTCTATATTTGGATTTAAGTTATGGTGTTTGTTAGTACTCACTTTTAGTGTATTTGCAAACCATTTTGATAGTACTTTTGAGTTTATGCTTGCGTTGTACATACAGTGTGTCTCTCCGTTACTAATTGTGTATTTTCTTTTATATAGTCTTACGGCACTGCCAAACCACTCTTTGTACTTTTGTGCTACATACTCTTTTTCAGAATGAAGTACTACTCCAAAATGTCTTCCATCTTCATAGCAAGATATATGACCGTCTGCAAATATATACCCTAGCCAATAATTACTTTCAGGTGTATTCTCTAAAAATTTGTTTTCAAATACTAAATTTCTTCCACTTCCTCGCATTGGTAGATTTAGTTTATGAGCCCAATATGTTAGAGTTCCTCCTTTGCAGTTCATTGCTTTATACATTTCCTCGTATGTGCAGTTTGCAAGATACATTTTTTTAAAAAGCTCTTGTTTGTCTGCTGACCATACTTTTTCTTGCATTCTTACTCTGCGAATTCCATTCTTGTTGAAAATCTTATGGATAGTATTTGTATTTGTGTTGTATTTTAAGCACAGCTCATCCCAAGTACTTCCCGTTAGATAGTCATTAATCAGCTCTTGTTTTTGTTCCTCTAATAGTTTCATAGTCATATATTTTTACAAATATACAACTATTTCTATGAAAATTCAACTGTTTTAGTATAAATAATTCTTAAACTCAACTGGCTTTGCTCTACTTCTCAGGTGCTTGTAGTTCTTCTTTATCTCTTTTATAGATACATCTTTTAGTTCTGGGAAAATCATTTTGGCTACCAGACTGTGAATGTCCCCACTACCGTGCAGATACTCGTCAATCATTGATTTTTCTTGGTAAATGTCTGCACCAAGTCTTGACTCAATAGCCGAATAGTCGCAGGAAACCCACAAGTTTCCTTTCTCTGGTACAAAACAGGCTCTTGTTTCCTCATCGTGCGGTAATTGTTGCATGTTCGGAAATTTCACTTCACTTGGTTTCAGCTTCTTTTCTTTTGCCAAATCAGTGTCAGTATCATTCTTTGAACCGCAGGACATTCTTGAAGTGTCAGCTCCAAGTTGCTTGTACTTAGTGTGTATTCTTCCAGTTCTTGGGTTGATTGCATTCAAGTGCCCCTGACCAAACGACGATACCCTCTTTGCAGAGCCTGAGTATCCCGGGTAATAGTCATCATCTCCTTGTTCGCCTCTTCCAAAGTATTCAAGAAGGAACTCGTCGCATATTCCCTTTTGCTTTTTGAGGTGTTTTTCAAGTACGCTGTCTTTGTCTTCTCCAGTATTCTTATCTTGAACTACAGTGTCAAATCCAAGTGCCTTTGCAAAGGGAATTACTTGTGTTGAGCTGCTCCAAAGAATGTTGCATCTTGGTGTAGTGTCAAACCCAGTCCACAAGTCTCCCTGCAAGTCTACAGTTATGAACTTCTTGAATTTTTCTGGGTCTTCCTGATACTTTCTCTGGACGAACAGATTGAGCTTTTCAATGCTCTCATTCAGGTTTTTCCTGTCTACGAGCATCTTCTCTTTCCATTTGTCCACATCAAGCTTGATTCCACACCATTCCATATAGGCAATCACCGGAACAAAGTTGCATTCAAGCTCTATTGCTTTCAGACACTGCTTTTGGACCTTTGCTTCGATAACTTGACTGACCATTATCCTTTCCAGATATGTTACATCGCTAGCTGCGTAGACAATTACTTTCGTATCAAGTCCTCTCCAGATGATTTCTCCTCGTACAGTTTTATCAATGTCAATATGCAACCTTTCCCCAGCAACTGACTGTAAAGAGTATGACTTGACACTTGGCGGAAACCCAAGATAAAGAACCTGTTCTGCAATCATAGTATCGTACACTTTACGAGGTACGATACTATAATTGTACAGAAACTGTAAATCAAACTTAAGATTATGTCCGATAATTCTCTTTGTTTCAAGAATATTCTTAAACAATCTTATGTTAACTGTAGTGCAGTCAACCACAATTCTCGTGTCTGCTTTATCATTGCCGAACTGAGCACAAAGGAGATTGTTGATTCTGGCATTTCGTCCGTCAGTTTCAGTATCAAACTGTACGAGATTCCAGTTTTCCATCATCTCCAATGCACTCTGTTCGTCAATGACCCTGTACACCTCAGACTTGAAGAGTTCTTGTTGCTTGGTGACAAGGAAAATAGCCATATCAGTTATTCTTTAAGGAATAAGCAACCATAGAGCTGAAATCAAGTATGTACTTGTACTTGGTAAAGAACCCAGTTCCAAGCAGTCCGTGAAGGTTTACTCCATATTCATCCTTGAAGGACTTCATAGTGTCTGACATATCCACTGCCATACACTCCAGAGTAAAGGACATATTCTTGTAAGACAAGGGCAGATTGACAAGATTACCGTTATCACTGTTGCCTCCAACACCTATAACTCCTTTACAGGACTCTACAAGTTCATAGTGCAGAGTATTCAGGATTTTGCTGTTAATCAGGCATACATTGCTTCCGGTGTCAAGTACCATATTGACCATAGTGTCTCCATTCTTGAAGGAGATGATTGGCAGTCCGGTCAGTTGTATGCTTTCAATGAACGACATGTTCCTTTTGGCGAGTTCCTGCCTTTTATAGGCATCCATCACCACCTTGTAAATGAGCCATACCCATCCTGCAATCAAAATGAGGAACAGGGCAATTTTAAGTGCGTCCATCATAGTCATACTCCCGTTGAGCCAAATCCACCTCTGCTTTGCTCAGTACCTTCAAGCCACTCCTCTTCAACGAATTCAACTCCGTCATACATAAGCCAGTCCTGCTTTTGTTCCTTGGTTGCAAACTGGCTTGGCATAATACGGAATTGGCATATTCTGGCATTCTTCTGAATGGCAACCGGTTCCATAGCAAGTGCTGGGAATCCCCAAATGTCATTCGGGCCTGAATATGTATGGTCGATGATACCTTTTGAGTTGGTCTGCAAGATTCTGAAGTTCTTGTATGTCCCGCTTCTTGGAACAATCCACGCTTCATAACCTTCTGGAATCTGCATCCTTATGCCTAAAGACAGTATTTTGAACTCTCCTTGTGTAAGATGAACAGTTTCATCAAGTCTGAGGTCCACCCACTCTCCCTTTTCAAGTACCTGCAAAGGGTCAAGACCCTCTACGGTACGCATATATCTAATCCTTAGTTTCATTTTCAACAATAATCTTTAGGTCTCCCCTCATCCATTGGAGGTCAGCTTCTCTGAGCCCCTTTCTTGCAAAGAAATCAGATGCCTCTTCCCTTTCAGAAATGTCTGAAATTATGACCTCTCCATGAGAGAAGTCAAGAATTGCAATCTTTTCCTTGTGCATAGGTCAGTGTGTTTTGAGCCAATTCACAATGTTCGTGTTGCCGCTGTCAAATGGAAGTTCAGGATTCTCGTCGAGGTATTTTCTGAGTTCTTGTCCGATGGTTTCAGGGTCTCTCCAAGTGATAACATATCCTGACGGCGTGGTGATTTTCAATTCACCTTGAGCTTGTGTCAGAGGGAAATCCCAAACCATTGGCTTGCAGTTCTTGCGGTTGACGATGATGAACTTGTAGGGCATCAGTTTGAAGTCCTTAAAATAAGAGTCTTCATCCATTGTCTTTCTTATGATTCTCCAGTAAAGCCTTGCCTGAAGGTCATATCTCCATTGCTGGAAAGACTTTGGGAACTCCCACTCGTTATGTGAACTTGTCTTCAAATCACACGGATAGACAGTCTTCGTGCTGTAATTTACATACAACAGGTCTGCCATACAACGGTAGTCCACACCATTGAGTGTCTGGGCAAACTTCAACTGATAGAGTCGCTCCACATCAGTGTTAAACGGGTCGTCATTCTTGAAGAACTCTTCAGTTCTTGTGGATGTTCTCAACGCTTCCACACATCTCCTTGCATCAGCAACATCCTCAGAGGTAACCACTGTCTTTCCTTCAGCAATGCAAAGTGTGTTGAAGTAGGTCTTGCAGTTCTCTCTGATGAGTTTTACACGATAGTTTGCATACTTGTCTGATGCATAGTAGTTACACTCCTTTCCAACTTCTGCAAGGATGTCATCAGGAATATCCTCAAACCTGCTGTGGTTCCACAGAGGATAGAGTTTCATAGTGATTTCCTTGAGGGTATCGGAGATGCCCGGGTCATCCACCACGATGAAGTTCTGCTGGAATTCCTCCTCCGAGCCAGTGACAAGAGTATCAACCATGCTGCCGAATGTCAGCGAAGGTGTGCTAATCTCGTCAAAAAGTGTTGCCAGAGCAGAGAACCTTCCTTCCCTCTCAAACCTTGACAGGGTTGAGTATGACAGTGCGTGGTCAGCTCTGTAGGTTGGCTCATCAACCAACCAGCTAATGTCTTTTAAGGATTTTTCTTTCATATCGTTTCTTCTGCTTCTTCAAACAGTTGGTTAAAGTCATTTGCTGACAGTACGAGGTCAATACCCTCGATACTTACGAAGTAGTTTCCAAAGGCTATATTGAGCCAGTTGGTGTTGGCCATCCTGATAAGCCCCGAGTGTCTTGCCGTCGCGTCTTGGATATATTCTTCCAAAGTACCGAACCTTTCTCTGATTGGTTCCCAAAGTTCTTGGATGTTCCGAATGTTTGGAAGATTGTCCAAAGTAAAATGAAAGGCTATACCCTTTACCTTGTATCTAATATTCATTTTTTAGTATATCTATGAATTCCTTGAGTTGTCTTCTGGTATAGATTTCAGCGTATACGACTGGATAGTCCAAAGTTTCAAGGTATGCCCTGAACAGTTTCTTCCGTATGGGAAACTGGTCATTCTCTATTCCTTTTGCCTCGATGATGACCTTGACACCATTATATGTGAATGTGAAGTCAGGTGTATATTTCATATCCACCAGCTTCTTCATATTCAAGTGTGCGTGTCTTGTCTTGTTCAAGTCATAGAATGGTACCGTAGGTCTTGGTCCAACCCAATATGTAAAGGTCTCCTTTTCATATTCAGGTTCAAACCCAAGGTCATACAGCCATTGATACACTCTTGTCTCAAGCTTTGAACGCATCTGAGTACCATCAAAGGCCACATAAGGAGTGGCACCCAAGATTCTCCTGTTCTCAGTCATACAGTTTCAACTCTACATCAAAGTTTTCCTTTACATACTCTAGCATCTTTTTCCATATGGTAGAAGGCATTGGAGTGCGGTTTCTCGCATAGTATGCAGGATGATACTCCATAAATACACCCCTCTCATTGTCAAAGATACACCCGCTGAACTCCCAAGCCTGCTTGCCAAAAAGAAGAAAACAAGCATTTGTTTCCGCCGATACTCCTGTCAGTATTCTTTCAGTGAAGGGTTTCCATGCCAGGGAATGGCTACCCGGTTTTCCTCTTTTCACTGTAAGTGCACTGTTAAGGAGAAGAATTCCTTGCTTTGCCCAACTTTCAAGCGTAGGGTCAAATATAGCATTTTTCGGATTGTCAGACAAGGACAGCACTGAATTTTTTATGACCTCAAGGGAGGGACTCAATTTCTTGAATCCTTCCCTTGACAGGTCATTGGCAAATGCCAACCCGGTTGCAGAGCCATCAGGATATGGGTCTTGACCAAGTATCACTGCCTTGATGTCCTTTGGCTGTACAGTCCTCAATGCGTGGAAAACTCTTGCAGGGTCAGGTTCTATCGGAATGTCTTTCAATGTGGCATCCATCAGCATCTTCCTGTATTTCAGGAACATCTCTTCTCCGATAAGTGGTACCCAATCACCGAAAACATCTTCAATGGTTTGAGGTGCAGTTTCCATAAATCTCGTCGATGTGGTCAAGCAGAATTGTCTTTATGTCAAGGTCCATAGAGCTTATGGTGTTGTTTTGTATCACTTTCCAGTTATACAAATTCATTACCTTTATCTCATAGCCATCATAGATGAACTCTGGGATAATCTTTCTGTTAAGGAAGGCTATCAGTCCTCCGGGGCAAGTGAAAATCCCTTGACCAAGATATATCCTCTTGACATTGTTGTGCTGTGGAGTATTGTCATAGAGATTGAGCATCACGAATGCTGGAATACCATTTATGAATATGATGTCCCTGCCAAAGTCTATGATGTTGGAAGACTCTTGTTTTCTCTTCAGAAGATTTTCCGTCAGTCTGGCACTTCTTCTCCCGCCATATAGCGAGTTGAATACCTGGGTTGGCGTACCTTCCGCAGTTCCCACCACTGTAAACTCTCTCAATAGAGGGCAGGGCTCTGAGTTCTTGAAGTAGCTCAAGTCCAGTTTTGGAAACTTTACCAGATATGTGTCTGCTGGTGAAGGAGAAGACAGCTCTTCAAGGTTTACTGCTGTTGAAAGACTATGTGGAGTCTGTATGAAGTCTGTTATTTGCCATATTCCTCTACTCATCACTTTTCAGTATTAAGGTACATCACATCAGCTTTGTATGAGGTGAGGAATGGCAGAGGCATCTGTCTTATCGGATTAGACATATTAGCACAGTGGTTTACCAGAAGGTTTACCATATATGCACCAATCATTTGGGCAAGATACCCGGTCTGCTTGAACGAACACACTGTTCTTGCAGCCTCTCTGTCCGTAAATAGGTAGTCTTGCTCATAATTGTTCATATAGTACTCGTCTTCTCCGGTCATACAGAATATTTGGAACTCATCGGCAGTCAGTCTTCCGTCAATGAAAAGGCAGTTCTTTTTCTCTTCCTCAGGTAGTGTTTCGACATGTGTTTTCCAAGCGTTGAAGAATATTCTTCTTGCTCTCATATTGTCAAAACCACATACCATAATGTTTCCAACAATCTGCTCTCCTTCAAGGTACATCCTGTTGCAGGCGAATACACAGGAATACCCTGTGAAGGCAACTATATTCTCGGCAAGTGCATCCACTTTGGGCTTTCCCACATCTTCTTTCTTGTAGAACTGGCCAGCTATGTTGACTGTTGAAACAGTATCAAGGTCAAACATATAGATTGCTCTTGGGTTAAGTTTTGCAAGGATGATGGCCATATTCGAGCCAATTCCTCCAACACCTGCAAGGATTACAGTCTGGTTTTGGACTGTAGAAAACCATTCAGCACCTGAGAATCTCGTAACTTCTTCTCTGACACTTGAATAGTCTGGCACTTCCACCACCCTTTCAAGTGGTGGGCATTCAGGTTCAGGTTCAGGCTGTGGCTCTTCTTCAGGAACTTCTTCCTCCTCTTCCTCTTCTTCAAGCTCTTGTAGCTGTTGATTTGCAGTCTGTTCTGCCGCTTGTGTTGCCATTCTCTGCAAGGCAAACTGTCTAAGTTCCTCTTCCTCTTCGGCTGTAAGTGATGCACTTACTGATGATTGAATTGAGGTTGCTCTTGTAGCTTCTGCAAAGAAGTCATCTAAATTCGTATCCATTAGAATAGTCTTGCTCTGATTAGGTCACAGATAGTGTCAGCATAACGGAAGTCTACCTTCTCCAAGTCTTCTATGACTTTCTGGCAAAGGAGTTCTTCCTGGTCTCCCCACTCATCAACCGTAATCCATTTGGTATCAAATGAGGCTACCATATAGTCGAACCACACATCAAAGAATGCGGTAAAGTCTCTCACATCAGTGAAGGCAGCATCGTACTGCCTTTCAAGGGTCTTGAAGATAATGGTTTCCGAGGTTTCAAGTGGAGAGCAGTGAAGAAGTCTTGAGAACCAAAGGTCATATCCGTGTGACTCCCAAGCAAGCAGTTGCACATCCCCTTCCTGCTTGAATGCTTCCATATCAGCATCGAAGAGGGAACCTTGAGTGAACTTCTCTTTCTCCTTTCCCTTTTTTGGCTTGCTGTTCAGAGGCTTGTTAAAGACCTTGTCTGCATCATCATCCTTGTCGTACAACGGATTGTGTCCTCTTGAATACCCTCCGTATGCACCATAGCCAAATGGGGGTCTTTCGTAGGTCTTCGTACATTTCTTGTTGATGGCTTCAAACCTTGAGATTGCCTCATAGTACTCCTCTCCGAAGTCAGGCTTGACAATGTCAAGGTTCACATACTCCACGAGAGTGTCTTCAAGTTTGGTCTCCGAAGTACTGTCGAAAGGCTTGTTCACCTGCTCTTCAGTATTGAAGAGTTTGTATGTGGTAGAGCCCTTGAGAATCACTTTTCTTGTAGCAGTCACACTTACTTTTCTCGTGAGTCTTGCTACATACTTTCCCTCATTATTCACAACGAGGGAAACGAAGTTGTTCATCTCAAGACCATATTTGTTGAGGGTGCCACTGTCTTCTTCCGAAAAGAATGCGGCCATCCTGTTATGGCTGTGAACCAGTCCGATGCACTGGGTCATCAAGCCTTCTAAAACCATATATCTGGTAATCTCAGGCTCGTTGAGGTCAAATTCCGTATGTCCTGCACTGCCTTGGTCCATCAGGTACATATCGTTGGCAGTAATGGTTATTCCATCCTTGAAGTTTCCTGCAAAGTTGTAGAATAACACGCCACTCCATTCCCTGTCAGGTGAAAGTGTGCAGTATGTGCGGATTTTGTGCTCAAGAGTATCGGACAAGTTTATGACGAACTTTGCTTTTTTAGGCAAAGACGATATTTCTGTCGGTGTTCTCTGTACTGTTTGTACTTGGGACATTGTACCAATAGTTTAATGTATTCAGTATTTGCTTTAACACAGTTACTCCCATAGCAGGTGAAATGAGGGTTCTTTGCTCCTTATTTGCATCAGCGTCTATGATTTTCAAGTTGTACTGTGTGCCGTTGAAGTTTATGATTGGTTTTCCAACCAAATTGTTGATGTCTCTTTCTAACATTCCGCTGTGTGTATCTACGCAAATGTTTCCGTCCTTGATATGTACTCTTTCGAGGCTTCCATTGATTGTAATTCCGTTTGCAGCAGCCCAAGCTTTTGCATATTCGGTAAAATCAATGAGCCACTCCACAAAAGAGCATCCAAGGCAGAACTTCCTGTAGATGTTTCCCAGCTTCAGTCTTCCTGACTTGATGTAACTGATGATGAGCTGCTTGTCATAAGTTCCATATTGGGCAATTCTTACCGGGGCCTTGCTCAGTGTTTCCACTCTTTTATAAGGACCTATGATATTCTCTATCCTCATATATGGACCGCCCGTCAATGATTCCACTCTGACAATCTGTCTTAGTTCGGCAATGAATCCATACCACAACTGAATCGTAGCGTTTGGATATGCCAACTCTGAAATGGTGTTGTTGATTGGTCCTGAACCAGTACACACTCCAAGCCATCCCGCAGGTCTGTCCGTAGAAAGTCTTGGACAATGTGAATGAACATACCCGGAATGAAGCTGGTTCTCGGTGTATGTGCTTTTCACATATGAAAGTCCATACATCAATGCACCGTTTCTTCTCAAATGGAACTTTATGAACAGGTCATAGATTGTTGTCTTGAGTCCCATCTCATTGGTCACGGTCTCCCTTGGTATATGGATTATGACCTTTGTTCTTGGCTGTCTCCAAGTAAAGTCGTCAAAAATATCTGACGGGTAGGTTTTTGGTGAGCTGAAATAGTCATTGTCAAGGTCGCTCTCATCAACCTTACCGAACATCACATCGTCCCCAAACTGCTGCTTGAAGATGTCATAGACATCAAGCGTTCTTTCAGCATAGGCAATGTCCTTCTTGTATAAGGTTGTCATGCGTTTTAAATGCAAATCGTGTAATGTTGCCATACTGAAAAAGTTTAAGGGGTTGTCAGACTACTCTAACAACCCCTTGTCAGTATATAGGGGGAGCGTTAGCTGCGGTTGATGAAACCAGCAATGTCCTCTGCGGAGAACATAGAGTCGCTCTTTCCGTTGGCCTTTCCGAGGAGGTCATACACCTCCTGTTCCACACCGAGAGTCATGGCCATTGCAACAATGGCTTCAGCCACAGGCTTTTCTTCCTTTGCAGGAGTTTCGGCAGGGGCTTCTTCAGTGGAAGTTGGAGTCTCATCGGCATTGGAGTTCATCCACTCTGCAAGTGAGTCGGAGGACACCTGAGTATAGCTCTTTCCAAAGCACTCTCTAATTCTCTGCGAGAAAGGCTTGGCGGCGGCCATCAGGTCCTTCCGTGAAAGGGCGTAGTAATCAACGCCCGAGGAAATCTTGGAGTCCTTCTTCAGGATGTTGAAGAATACATTGTTGGTGGTCTTCCCCTTGAACGGAATGTCCGTGGGAATGCGGGAATCATCAGAGAGGAGCTTAGTGTTGGTCACACCCTCAATGAACTCCATTCCGGAGTAGTTGATACCCTTTTCGTCAAGGAGCTGCTTCAGCTCGCCGAGGGTATTGCATTCAACATCGTTGAAAACGGTAATCTTGCCATTCTGGGCAGATTCGTAGATGGTAATTTGTCTTTTCATTTGTGTATAAGAAATGTGATTACTTTCTGTACTGTCTCTTTGCCGTATTTGTGGTAAAGGTCTGATATGTCTTTCGCCCTGTATCCGTCAGGTATCTCTATCTGTTCAATCCCGAACATTTCGGAAATCTTTATCCCGTCAATCCTCCCGTGATTTTTGTCCTTGTCAAAATCATTGTCGTACAATAAATATATACTCCTGAATCTTGATTTTATTTCATCCATCACCTGAGGTTTTATGTTCGTGGTCTCACTTTGTAGCGATACTGCCGGAATTCCCGTGTTGGCCCATATGCACAATGCATCCTTTCTTGAGGAGGTAATGATTAGGGTTTCCCCCTTTTGAGGCATCTTGGTCCACAAGTCCCATACGGAACTGTCGTGTCCTGAACGCCACTTCATACCTACTTTATTATAAGGTTGGTACACCTTTTCAGTGATTTTCCCATCCTTTCTCTCAATGAAAGTGTATGCGTACTTGTCTGCCTTGACTGTTTTGATGTATCCAGTTTCAGAGACTATGAATATGTATTCAATTGGGTATATGTCTGCGTGTAGGAGCCAATTCTTGGGCACTCCATACGATGCCCAATACTCAAAGTCCCACTCTTCCCACTCCCTCCTTTGAGACCTTATTTGAAAGTCAGGGTTATCTGCCCTCACGGTCAGTTTGGTATTTCCAGGTCTTGAAGCACTGACATTCAGTCCTTTCCTGTATTGTGTAATGTCTTGGTCTATGCGTAGTAATGCGTCACTGAATGAGCAAGAGAACAGTTTCATTATGAAATCGACCATACCACCGGATTCCCCGGTGGCATAGTCGTAGTACTTTACTTTGATTCCGTCAGGGGAATACACTCTGAACGAAGGATGCTTGTCTTCCCTCAATGGAGAGGAAATCACATCTGGTATCTCTCTCAGAGATGGAATGTACATTGCTGCCAATTCAGCGTCTGTAACTTTGTTCAAAATGGAGTCTTTGTCTCCATTATACACTCCCCTGCCTATCATAGTAAATTACATTTCAAACGGGTCTGCGTCAGCGGGCTGTTCTTCAACAACCTTGACAACTTCCTGCTGTTGGTTTGTTGCTGCGAACGGGTCTGGGTCATTCTGCGAAGTGGCAGAATCCCCTGCGGAATAATCAGTTGCAGCAGCCTTGAATTCCATCAGGTTGCATACACGATATTCAGTATTGGGATGTCTTCCAGCAGCCTTGTCTGCCTTGAGAGCATCTTCCAGAACCTTGTAATTGGTGACTGCAAGCTTGAGTGGCTCCTGAAGGTAGAAGTCCTGATATTGTGCACCATTCTGTGCAGTACGGACACCAGTCATCAGCTTGACCCTGTTCTTCGGCTGAAACTTGAGGGTGTTGCGAATCTCATTCACATTCCCTTCAAAGTACTTCTTGATATCCTCAAGCAGGCACTCGCTCTTGGCAAGTTCCTTCGGGTCAGTCTTCATCACGAAGGTCTTGCTCTCAGCATCCCACACATCGGGGCGAGGAATGTTGAGGTAGGCAATAATGAACTTGACGAGGTTTTCCTCGCCAATGTATGCCACCCGATAGTCTGGGCAAATGTTTGCCTTCATAGTTTGACCTTTTCTCGGACCATCCTTCTTGATGATGTACTCAGGAATTACATGGTTCTTGAGTTGCTCTTCAGTGACCCAAGCAGTACGACCATACTTGTCAATCACCTGAAGTTTGGTAACCCCGTCCTTGAATGAGTACTGGGCTGCCTTTGCAACGAAAAATGAAGGGAAGAAGAACTCCTCAATACCATTGTTACAGGCAATGGTGGGGTCTGTCTTCATAAGGATAGTGATGCGTACCTGTGGGACTTTGACATCCTGATTGTTCTTGTCCTTCACTGTTGTCTCACCGACATAGCTGATTTCCTCGGAAGAAAAATCCTGTTCCAGAATCTTGTTTTGCTCTTCACGAGTCGGATTGACTGCAACTACGCCAAAGGCACCAAGCCCAATGAAGCGTTTTGTCACAATCTCCTTGCTTTCCTGACCGGTTGCAACGGCCATAAATGAAAATCCTTTTTCCATACTTTTAGTTGGTTAATTAGAGAGTCGGGCCCTCTTCGGTTGCCTCGGTAGCAGGGGTTTCATCAGCCGGAGTCTCCGGCTTGAGTTCAGGATGCATTTCGAAGAACTTCTCGGAGTCTCCGTGAGCAAGCATAATTTCTTCCGAGGAAAGCTCAACACCGACTTTCTGGAGGGCAAGCTGACGGGCGGGTGCATCCCAAGTCTTGATTGACTCCTTGAGGTTGTCAATCTCCGTCTTGAGGCCAGTAGCCTTCTCATACAGTTTGTTGAGCTTCGTGTAGTTGAGCTTGTTCGCCGCATAGCATCTGCGGACATTTGCGATTTCCATACGGTCAAAACCGAGGACATCGACTTGTTTGGTGGGCTGATTTGCCATAGTGTTTTGGATTGTGTTAATAGTTAACTATTAGGGTACATTACCCGTAGTATTCGTTCATAGCCTTTACGACAAGGGCGAGGTCATTGGGGATGAATTCCTCTTTAAACATCCCGTCAGGAGTCTTGCAAGGAAGTTCCACACCATTGATTTTCCTCTTCTGAGTCCAGAACCCGAACTGGGGATTACCATCCTCGTCAAACTTCGGCTTGGCAAACAGGGTTACAGTCACACTTTCAAGCGGATTGTATTTTTCGTCAAGGAGTTTTCCGACTGTTGCAACCTTGTAGCCAACCACATCACCGCTTTCAGTTACTGGCTCTGAGTGGAGAATAAGGAACACATTGATGTCATCACGCAGTGTGGTGCCCTTTGCGATGATTTTTCTGAAATGGTCGGCCAAATCAGTGAACTTCTGATAGCCAACTTCAGTGGACCGGTCAAAGAACTCCGTTCTCATAATGTAGGTTGCATCCTCAATGATGATGTTGTGCACATTGGGAAGGTTCTTGGACGCACTCTCCATATAGGAGATGATTTGTGCATAGTCCTTGAGAGCGAAGTAGTTCTTGTTCTCCTTGTTGTAGAGTTTCCTGCTACCCTTGAAGGGCAGAGTCTTGTTGATGGTCTCAAGAGCCAAGACCATAGTTTCCTTCGGGTCAAGGTTCTTGATGCTGGTGGACTTGCCAGAGCCTGAAGGCCCTAAAATGACAACTAAATTCGACATTTTTTACTTGGTTTATAATGTAAAGATACGAATTATTTACCTCTTTTGAAAGTAAATAAGGACACTGCTGCTTGGGCTGCCTGCTCTCTGAGTCTGTTGATAGTGGCATACACCTTTTCCATAAACTCCTCATAGATGGGGTTCTTCGGTCCGGGGAGTTCCCTGAAATATGACACTGCACCATCAAAGTAAAGTGCTTTCGTGGCATTCGCAGTACCATCTCTGGACAGCATCACTTCAAGGAATCTTTGGTTATCTCTCAACTTGGTTATGTCATAGCCTTTGTACATATTGACTTGGGCTGCGTGTGGGTTTGTAAGTCCTAGCATCACATTTACATCATACCTTGTATCTTTGCAATCCGCGAGGGCACCCGGAGTTGGTGATATGCGATTCATCTTGAAGGCATCCATAGACTGTACTTCCGACGATTGTTGCTGGACAATGACAGGAATATACCTGTAATAGTCCCTCAACTCCATCATATACTCGGAGTATTTCTTGATGGTCTGCCTTTTGTCCTTTCCACTTTCCTCTTGAAGGAGGCCAACATGGTCAGTTATGATTATGACATACTCATCAGGGTCAATGGGCTTGTATCCTATAATCTTCTCCACTGTCTTTTGCTCTCCAAACTCGTCAGTTATGGTTACCGGCTGTTTGATTCTTTCACCGTGGTCAGTGGCATACTTGACAATCTGCTTGTAGATTCCCGTAGGATTCTTGGCATCCACAAACTCAATCTTTTCCTCAAAGAAATCAAGGATTTGTCTGTATTTGGGGTCTTCACTGAGTTCTTTCAGTATCTCCTCATCTACAGGGTGACCTTCAATGGTTGAAGTCAATTCGTGGTGCGAAACTCTTGTCTGGAACCCTGACTTGATATATAGGAGATACCTCATAAACCTCATAGTGACTTTCTTCTTTGACTCTTCGAACGGAGCATAGAATATCTTTACTCTCACTTGGTCAGGGTGGTCAAATGCATACAGTATGGGAGTATAGAGGAACATATATGAGGTGAACTGGGACTTTGCAGTCTTCTGGTTGCCAGTTACACAATAGTATGTCTCCTGCTCAATTCCCACAAAGTCCTGTCTGAATCTTACGAACGGACTCAGTATGCAGTTGACCTTTCCTTTTTCAAGATTCTCTCTCCTCTTGTAGAGGTAGTCAAGGGTGTCTTGTATCAGTCCCATCTTCTTCGGGTTTAATCACTTCTTCAGGTACTCTACGGAGCATAATGTCATAGTAAGTTTCATTGTGCGGATGGAATCCTATCCAAGTCTTGCTTGACACTTCCACAATCTCTCCCTCGAACCTTCCCAAACTTATTTTGTCTCCTACTTTGTACATTTTACTCTCTCAGTTCCATCATCCAGGCACTGTCATCGAACAGTTGCTTTTGGTTCATCGTTTCTAGTGTAGTGTAAAGGTCCGAAGACCCTTCCAAATCTCCAGCGGCATTCTCTCTCTCTTTGAAGATGAAGTACTTCAGCACTCTCATTTCAGGAAGCCCCATCTTGGTATCCACATATCTCTGTGTTGCCGTGATGATGTCTTCCTCTGGATACTTTCCGTACTTCTTCTCAAAAATCCTCAGCCTTCTTGCCACAAGGAGAGGCCCTTCTACCCAGTCGTACCTTCCTTCCTTCTTTCCGTGCGGATAGATGTCAATCATCTTCTTTTCAAGGGAAAGATACTCCTCTTCATCAGATGTTGAAGAGTCTGACTCAAGTACAATCTGGTCAAAGATATCACAGGCGGCTTGTGTGGGTTGTATTCCAAACGGATAAAGTGAGCCATTAAACTTATCCGGTGAACCCAGTCCCCTCTGTTCCAGAGAGTTGGCTGCCTCCTGCAAATCAATATGGTTTCCTACAACCATAATGTACAGAAACTCTCCTATGGAAAGTCCGTACTTCTTACACACTTGTGGGTCTATTACAACTCTCATATCTTCAGTCTCTCAGTTCAGAGGTCCAGTCAATGTCATACGGAAGAGAGTCATCCGGTATGTTTTCAAGATAGTTGTACAAGTCTGACTGCAACTCGGTAGTACCATCTTCCTTCTTGACCTCCTTATAAATAGCGTTCTTCAGTGACCTTATATAAGGGCTTCCCCTCTTTGCAGTCACATACCTCAGCATCGCATCCTCAACCTCGTCGGCAGAATACTCTCCGAACTTCTCAAAGAACTCCTGCAATCTTCTCACTATGAAGATAGGTCCCTCTGTCCAAGGTATTCCGTCCACCATAATGCCTTTCGGATACATTGCCTTGAGTTTCTTTGCCAAGTCCATCAATTCAGCATCAGTCATCTTGCATCCCTGCTTGGTCTCAATGATGCCTCGTGTCTTCTCTATGAAGTCTGATGAAGGAATGACTCTGCCAAGTTCAAATTTGGCAGAGCCATTATCCAACATCTTTTCTTCCACATCTTCCATCCTATACCCTAAAAGGTAGGCAAATGTAAAAAGAAATTCTCCAACATCCATAGTTTCGACAATAGTCTTTTTGTCTAAAACAATCCTGTCGAAGTTAATCTTGTCCATTTATCAGTTCCTCAATGGTTTGGATGGAAACCTGTGACTTGAACAGTTTGAACACAAGGTCTTCATTGTAGTTCTTCAGCATACCAGCCACAATCTCCTCTTCTCTCGTACCTACGAAGAAAGGTATTACAATCAGAGGGTTCTTGTGTCTTAAGATACGGCCAAGTCTTTGAAGTTCAACCACTTGTGAAGAGCCTATGTTTGCATAGATACCTATCTGGCAACTGGTCAGGTTGACCCCTTCATTCAGCATATTCGCACTGGTAATGTGGTTAATCAGACCTGCATTGAAGTCATCAAGGTTCTTCTGCGAGTCCTTCTTGCTTTTTGAATTCACTGGATGGCTCCCCAGCTTTTCAGTCTGCTCGATGGAGGTGCAGAATGTAAGTGTCCTGTAAGAATCAACCATTTGCAGAAGATTGAGAACGAAGTCCTCTTTTTGAGTGGTCAGCCAGTCCAGCCTTTCCTTGCAGGCGTGAAGCCATTGGTTTTTCCTGAATGGCTGTTGTGTTTGCATATAAGCTGTCTTCTTATACTCAATGTCATCTGAAATGAAGTTGTAGTACTCTTGCTGTGTGCAGGAAATGAGTACCTTCTTGTTAGGAAAGTTGAACCTTTGCCTTCTCTGTGGATAGGTAAGCGTAATGGGTGTTCCCTTGAAGGATTTTCTGATTGTAATCACCTGGTCTGCACGGGTGTTGTTCAGTCCCATAGGGACCAGAAGAACCTTAGGGTCTGGCAATACACCAGAGTCTATGGCTTCCCTTGCAGATACTGTGTATTCATAAATCCCTCTGAAAGAGCCTTTCAGTCTCCACTTCGGTTCCTTTGGAATAGTGGCGGAAACAGCAAGTACTCTTTCATAATGGAACAGGTCCGTAGCCTCTTCACAAGCTTCGGTAAAGTGCTGTGCCTCATCAAACACTATGCAGTCCCAATAAGTATCTGAATACTTGTAGTAACTCACATAGGTTGTGAACTGCACATTGATGTGCTGTGGAAAGTCCCACTTTTGAAGTTCGTCCTTCCAAGTGTCTTTCAACACATTCTTCGGGACTACGACAAGCACATTGCACCCCATCAATTTGGCTTCATAGTGTCTCTTGATTACTTCAAGACAGGTAAGGGTCTTGCCAAATCCTGTGGGGAGGTTGAGTATCATATACTTGTGGCTGTCAGACAACTCAAGTATCTCTCTCTTGTGTTCCTCTCTCGTCATTTTTTGTTTGTGTTGAGTCTTGGAAAGACAGTTCTTCCTTTACGATGGAAGGGATTATTTCCTTCCATCTTACTGCTCTAGAATATCTGTCACATACGATAAACCCGTTGTTAAGCGGACTCAGATAGAACATTATAATCTTAAAGTTCCACCTGTCATCCCTCAATACAGGGGACTTGGTAACAAGGTGTCTGAAAGTTCCTCTTCCCCCAGTAGCCTCTTCGAGTGAGGAAATGAAGGGGAGGATTTCTTCAGTCTTGATTACAAAATCATCCTTGATGAGTTTCGGGTTCCTGATGAGCTCGTGGAATGCCCTGTCTTCAGGCAGAGTTCCGGGCACATTCCGCAGTTTGATATCAAAGTCCATCGTACAAAGACTGATGCCCAAAGTGTCCTCCGGAATCTTGTCAATGTACGAGTAGTGGTTCCAAGTGCTTATCTGTCCAACTTCATCAGTCATTTACACCTCTCCTCCCGAAGAGGAAGGTGATAATGTTGTTCCAGACATTTTTTGTGTGGGTCTTCTTGAATGAATCTTCTTGCTCAGATGGAATTCTGACCTTGTTCCTCACTGTGGTGTACCGACCGATGGTGAGTTTCCCCACAAGGTCCTCACGGTTTGCCATCTTTGCATACCAGTGATTTGAACAGGCATAGAAACTTCTTGCAGGAAGCTGTTGGGCAGCAGCCATAAGGGCCACTTTGGTGTTGGTTGGAGACTTTCCAATCTCTTCAAGGATTACTTCCTCTTCCTCAGCAGTCCACTTGGGTGCTGCGGGGCGACGCGGTGCGTCATTTCTTCTTCTTGTCATAGTATATTAGAATAAAGGATTTTCACAGAGGGGCCTGCATACCTGTCTATGACAAGAAGATGTATACAGACCCCGACACTAAACACACAAAACTACTTTTTCCTTCGCTTGTCAGGCTCCAGATAAGCAGTGTTCATCAGTTCTTCGTTGAATTTCTGGTCCATTGTTTTTACCAGAGTGAATGTGTGCTTGCCATTCACAAGGAATGCAACTGCACACTTTTCCGCTTTTTGTTTGTTTGCCATAATGCTAAAGTGTAAAAGTTGTTGTTGGTACCCCCTAAAGGATTCGAACCTTTGACCCACAGCTTAGAAGGCTGTTGCTCTATCCAGCTGAGCTAAGAGGGCAAAAACCACTCTGAGCATCACTGCTGAGAGTGGGAGCTAAATATGAAGTAGAATTCCCGTTGAGTACGGGATTGTCGGGATGAAAGGACTCGAACCTTCGACATTATGGTCCCAAACCATACGCTCTGCCAACTGAACTACATCCCGATATGGCACTATCGCAGCCTTCGCGTCAGACTTTACTACTGAAGGGACTAACCAGCACCCTGTATTTAGTGTATCAAGCAACCGTACTATTATACTCGATACTTTGAGCCACTTGAGGGATTCGAACCCACGACCCCGAGATTACAAATCACGTGCTCTGGCCAACTGAGCTAAAGTGGCAAAAGCCGTCTGACCCTCCGGCAGGGGACTATTCTATTAACGAACAGTTACAACACCCTTCAAGGTAACGCAAATGGTCGGTGTTCCCATTGAAGCGGAGTTTCTGTCAATGACCTTACCGTGACCCAGTGCCTTAGAAACCCAAAGCGAGCACTGAATGACGACTCTCGTTCGTTATTAGATTATAGGCGGTGATGAGATACACTTTAAACCGGATGTAGATGTACCTATAAAATACTCTCTTTGACTAATAGAACAGCTTCGAGTAGATTGCTGGATTGGCTTGTTTTAGTATTGCACATTCACTGAGTAATGCCTTTCAATCTTACTTTAATCAGTTACATCGGGAGGATATATCATTTCACCTCAACCTGTTCGTGCATTGCGGGAATAGTAGGTTTCGAACCTACAACCTATTGGTTAACAGCCAATTGCTCTACCATTGAGCTATATTCCCAAACGATAGTACACACTGATAATGACCTTCAGCACAAGAACTTTTAGAAGCAGTCATTCTCTTTCATTTTCCTTTTACACTTCTTGTTTGAGGTGTGTACTATCTTAAATCTCTTCATTGATGACAATCCCACCTCGAATTATCACTCTTTTGCGGAGGCCCTCTTCATTTACATAGTCAAACAGCACTTGACCAGCACCCGAGGTGTCAAATTGTACATCAAACTTTCCAGTCCACTGTTGGAGTGTGTCTCCTTGATAGTCAAATACTGTTAGAGTGCGGTTCAATCCACCACCATAGTCAGATTTGACATCTTTAACCATTCGTTTCCACGATTCACACCCAGTGAGCAGGAGCAAAGTTACTAAAATAAATGCAATCTTTTTCATCTTTTATAGATTAAAGTGTTTTGTGGAAACAACAGGATTCGGACCTGTGACCCCTTCCTTGTAATGGAAGTGCTCTAAACCAGCTGAGCTATGTTTCCGTTTGGATTGTCTCTGCATTTTAACTGGCGGCCAAACCAGTAAATCAGGTTTTATATGCAGATGTGCGTTATAAAGACCTTCCGGTTAGGTTTCTTTATAAAAGCCATACAATTAAACTGTACCACAGTGTTTTGTTGACAATCCATTGTGGAGAATAGGAGATTCGAACCCCTGACCCTAACATTGCAAATGTTATGCTCTACCAACTGAGCTAATTCCCCATATAGAGTTCAGTATCTCTTAAGACTTATCCGTAATTTCTTAAAAGCGTGCACTCTTTTAAGTGCCTTGTCTCTTGTCGCATCTTCGTAGTGAGCCATGACCTCACAGCACCCCGCTGTCAACTGAACTCTTAAGTTTTAAAAAGAGTGGCTTCGAGCGGTTTTATCCCTACTTTAACCTTGCCTCACATATTCCATCTGAAGTTATCTCTGGACCAGTTATTGGCAAGTGACCGGTATTAAGCATCACCCTAAATCTTTCTTATCTTGTTGTAAATTATCAGTCCCACAAATACAGTGGCAAGTATTGCCCATACCCACAACCATTTTTCGTAAGAATAATGTATCTTCTTTTCCACCTCTACAGGTACTGGCACTTCCTTGTATGATATACTGTCTTTGATGACAATTTTTTCTTTGACTTGTATATTTATATCAAGAATTTTTGGTTTGTTCCTTATTGAGCCTATGAGTTTGTTGTTTGTAGTGTCAATGTATGCCTCTGATTCAGCATAGTCTGTTTTAAGCTTCAGTGTGTCCAGAAGACCTGTATAATCCTTTACATATTGTTTCTCAATCTTGTATTGGATTGTAGTGTCCTTGAGATATACGCTGTCCTTGACATGCACATATTCAGTTTCCTTGACTGGTACATATTTGATTACCTTGCATCCTGAAAGGATACAAAGTATGCTCAATATAATCCAAAGCTTCTTCATATTGCGGAAGATGAGAGATTCGAACTCCCGGTACATTGCTGTACGGTGGTTTTCAAGACCACTGCCATAAGCCACTCGGCCAATCTTCCAATTAACAAGCAGGGCTTCACAGCTGTGCTTGTTACGTACTTTAATGAAAGAAATCAAGTTCAACCAAACTTGAAATGTGTGGCCCCTGTAGGACTTGAACCTACGACCCACGGATTCGTACCACTATAGTTTTCACTACCAAGATTTTGCCACACCTATGGCTCTACTTCTCCCGACATCATTTCTGACCGGTTCCAGCGACCTTACCTCACGATAAGACCTCTCTTGTTTGTGGTCTGGACTCTATCTTAACCATATTGAAATCTCGCGAGTGTTATACGCATATTAAACTATAAGTATTGTAGCTGGAGTCTCTCAGGTTCCGCTCTTTCTACAAGTGACTATAGCCTGTTGCCGTAATTATATTTCAACTTAGGTTCCTCCTGTATAGTCTCTACACACGCCATCATCAGATACACAGTCCTGTCGTGTACTGATGAAGCTTGGCTCGGTATTAGCATGAGTTTCCAATATCTGGTTAACCCACTCACTGGTTACTGTTAGCCTTCACCGAATTAGGGAGGTTCTACTTCATAGGTTTCCTTATGAGCACACAATTTTGTTAATGAGTCCGCTGCTCTAACCAACTGAGCTAAGGGGCCAAAATATAGTTAAAGTGCTGTCATCAAGATTTCTTATAATCTCTCTACACACAATAACTATATATTTATCTTATTCTTCAATAGCACCACGCTTTTTAGCTATATAAGAACTAAGAGCTTTAAAAGGAGCCCAAGCAATAGTCCAACAAACAACTGTAAGAATAGGCCACATAAGAAGATATTTAAAAATTTCTTCAGTCCAAGTTGCTTCAACCGGATAGCCCACGACAAGATATCTGTGGGTAAATACAATTGCGAGAACAACGAAAATAACCGCTGCAAGTGCCCAGTTTAGTTTCCAATAAATCTTATTTTTCATATTAGCTTGATTTTAGTTTATACAAATATAAGAAGTTTTCTTTATAAACTATCAATCTTTGTGATAAATTCATAGAAATCTTCTGCACAAAACTCCACCTTCTCTATATTTGTTGACCAATCGACTGATAAGTGCAGGTCTCTTCTACCAACATTGTTGCAGCAGGATTCGGGAATGATTACTATAGATATACTCCAAGCAAAGTTCGGGTCCTCATATCTATATTGTGCAAAATTCCAAAAGCAGAAAAATATCTGATATTTAAGAGGATAGTCTTCATTTCTAGAACCATAGAATGCCTTGTACCATTCGTAGTCATCGGTTAATTTTGCTTTTGCCGACTTGATTTTCTTGTATCCTCTTTTTTCAAGCTTTGATTCAAAAGCCACTATTTCCTCGTGCGTCATTTCTTATTGTCTTTATTGTCTCTGAAATCCACACTATATTCTTTAATGTGACCTTCTTTGCCAGCGGAGTCCGTCTGCCTTTAATCATAAACTCCTTAATGACTTTCTTGATTGTTCGGATTTTCATTTGTTTTTCAGTTCATCAATTTTGTCTCCAATTCTCCACAATCCTATTGCAATAAGAACAAGGCACGGGAGAAATAACGATAGAATCATATCAGTCATGGCTTTCTCCGGGTTGATTTACAAATTTTCCATAGATCGGTTTCCCATTCGGGCATCCATCGAGTTGCTGGATTGCCGTAGAAAGAAATTTGAAGTTGCAGACATCGTATGAAAAGGCGGTTGAACCTTTCGGCCAATAGCATCTGCACCCTTTACACATCTTGCTTTTCATTTCTCTTTGAGTTGTTTGATTTCTTCCTCTAATGTTGGCATCCGACATTCGAGTTCAACGATCAACTTTTTGACGGTCTTTCTTTCACAAGTACAGCCATCTATACCATAGACAGCGCCACCCATACATCCGGGAAAGAAAACGCGACCAATTCCCTTGATTGTTTCATAGTGACAAATCATTTCTCTTTGAGTTTATCGATTAGTTTATCGGCAATTCCTATGGCGGCATTAGCAAAATCTTCAAAAGTTTTGAGCTGTTTTCCTCTTTTGTCATATCTAAATCAGATTTTCAAGACAGTATTTAATTGCCGCTTCACAAGCTTCTTCATGTGTTTGATAGAATATCTCCCCAACAGCATTTTGAAGCATCATTTCAAAAAAATCTGAATCGGTCTTCTGAATAACCACATAATATCCCATGTGCCCTCCGTAATCCCATGAGTCAAGCATTATTTGAATGTAATAATGATGGATTTCTCTCAACCACTTCATTACCATTTGAAGAGTTGGACAAGCAATTCCTCCTTCTGAATTATGGCATACTAAAACTTCTTCGAACCATCGTTTTCCTTCTTCATCATAATCATGATAAGTTGGTTCATTAAATTCTTTCTCTTTCAGGAGTTTGGCAGTTTCAAAAGAAACGTAGTCTTCACCAATCATAATCGTTCTCTTTTTTATTTCCTTTATACCACTGGCAACCGAGGCACATTTTATCAACCTCGTCCGGCTTCTTATTTTTATCCGTTTTATTACCAGAACACCACATTGGACTGTCCCATGACCAATGCATACCACATTTTGCAACAGCCATATCTATTCAGTTAATTATACATTCCTTCCGGCGCTTCCAACGCCAATCCTTTCTCAATCAAGCCACGATAGTCGAAGTGGTGAGCATTAAGATAATCTAGTATTCCTGCCATCTGGGAAACGGAACAATATCCATCATCAGCACTCTCTACGGAACACTCATCTAAATCATTCTTAGGCTTACAAAATTGCCAATTTATTTTTTGTATTTCCTTTACCTCTTCCTCAGTCATAGAAGACATTAGACGAAGATATGGCTTAATGTCTTTTATATCATTATAATAAAATGCATCAAGTAGTACATCTGCATAATTATGCTCTAAATCTAATGGTCCTTCTTCTGTTGTACCATCTTTAAGCCATATTTTGCATCGTACATGATAAGGAAGCCTTATACAAAGGTCTTTCAAAAGTAGTTGTTTATCTTCTTTTGTCATGATTGTTTCCTCCGGTAAGGAACCAATAAATTATGTAACCACAGGTTGCACCACAAATAGCTCCTACTATTAATTGTAAGAGTTCGTTCATTTGTTTTCCTCCTTTCTTGCGTTAAGGCCGAGTTCAAAGAAATATCGGAACTCTTCTCTTGCCCAGTCCCAATGTTCACCTATCTCGCTTTCGTGAGTAAATTCACTCATAGGCATACCTATTACATGTTCCTCAATCTCCTTCTCTAAATCCACCTCCGGCTGCTCCTGCTTCTTCCATAACCAATCTGGCGTTTTGTACTTGTTGGGTACTTCTACTTTCGGATGAGTAGTCAAAAACCTCTCTATTTCTTCATCCGTTGTCGGGAAATCCGGCTGCTCCTGCTGGAGAGAGTCGATAAGGGGCAGTACATAATCGTAAATAGCACTTGTGGCACTCACACCGGACAGCCAAGGCTGGATTTCCGACTTGTATATCTTTTCAATCTCCGCACAAAGGCGGTCTGCGTCAATGTATTTTGCCATATCTAAATTAATAAAGGGTGTGTACTCGGCGGAGTAAATTAACGTCTATCGTGAGAAATGCCTTTCCACACCCTATGTTTTACATCAGTTTCATGCCTCTGACTTAAGTCTTTTCAGCGTATTCTCAAGTATGGAGATGGTCTGCTTCTTCATGTTAGACTTCATAATGTCAAGAGTACTGGTTACTTCAACTGTCTGCACATCATCTTTCCTCTCTGAGTTCATTTTGGATGCCGTGGCAATATATTTTGCAGCATTAACCAGAACCTCGGGTTCAAGAATGCTATTGATGGCCCCAAGTACATCTTCGAATCCTTTGAATGAGACTTCGTACCATGACCATCCGTTTCCTATTGACCTGTACACTTTACCGGATGTACCCTCATCCCACTTATTCATAACAACCTCTATGTGCGAGATTGGTTCTCCGTAGATATTCTTCATGACAAAACTGTCGCCATTTCCTCTGCCATTCCAGCAGAACTTCTCTCCCCAATTAGGAATACTGAAACCGATTGACTCCATGTAATCCCTCACATAGTGCATTACCTTGTATGGTTCTCTTGTTATGGGGCAATATACATAAGACGGGAATGGCTTACTCTCATTGTCCTTCTCGGCCTGTTTAAGCATTTTCGAAAAGGCGTTGTAAACTTGTCCATTATATTGGTACTTATAAAAGTCACCATCTTTCACAAGGTCAAATGATGTGATGTAGTTTAAGCCCTTGCGGAAGACATTGACTCTGCTGTCCTTGTCTGGAAGCAACGCTACATCATACTCATCCATCAGTGTCTTCAGCAAACCTTCTCTTTGGTAAATTGCTTTTACTGGTCTTCCTCGTTTCATATTTTGTTTGTTTTGAAAACGCACCCGTGGTTTTACATCAGTTTCTCAAGAATTCCCAAAAGTTCACGAAGCACAGTGAATTGCTTCCACTGGCCTGTAGCGGCCCATGCTTCGGATTGGTGTTTGTTCACGAAATATCTAACAGCCTCGACTTGAACCTCACTGGGCTTCCAATGAGGCTGATACTTGTTGATGTACTTGAATAATCTCGGCCAGTCTTGTTTCTTGAACGCATCCTCAATGTCGTTACATTCACCATTGGACAAGCACATCTTTCCTTCTGGCCTTATCTCGTCAAGATACAACATGAACGAAATGGACATATTCTGTTGCGACTGGGGACGGAGGGATTTGAGCCAAGTCATCCAAACAGTACGATAATCTCCCTTTTCTTCAAGATATTGGATTAACTCTTTCCTTTTCCATTCATCCTCCTCGCTCCACTCTGCTGATTTGGCTGGCTTTAAATACTCCAAGTTCTTTTCCAGCCAATCATACCCATCTTCAAAAGCCACATAGCCATATCCGCGTTTGCGATACCAAGCATTGGCGGGAGAGTCCTGCTTTACCTTTAGGCAAATCGTGATTGCACCAATCGCTTCAGCCGCTTTCTCTGCGGCTTTAAGTATGCGTGTACCAAACCCGTGATTGCGACTTGTCTCTTCCACAAATACATTGGACAGGTAAAGGACACTCGGGTCATCCTTATAGGTGTAGAAAGCAAACCTCGTCTGTATGTCTTCTTCCAGATAATCTTCGTTCCACTCTTCTGGCTTCTGCTCTATCATTTTCGTATCGTCACGAAAATGTTCTTTCTGCTTTTTGAGGTAGGCAAGACAGTCTTTCAAAGTTGTCCCTAAAGAAGTGAACCTTCCTTCGGGAACATCCATAAGTGCAAGGCCAATCACTTTCATCATCCTCTCGTCCTCGCTCTCGCGAAGTTCGGGGAAGATGTCTTGGCAAATAGCAGTAAGATTTGCCTTATCAACTTCTCCAACCTTACTGTGAATTCTCGCCCTTTCCAGAGCCTCATCGTAAGCTTTTGCTTTTTCTTCTGTCGTCATAATTCAGTTAGTTATGGTTGGGGAAAGTAAGTCACTTTAAGTTCTCCGTGGAGTTTAATCCATCCGATGTTGGAATTACAATGATAGTATTCAGCCTTCCCAACAACTCTGCTACCTTTGACGCATTTAAGAGATGGATTGTTGGTTGGACTAAACTTATCGCCTTTATTCAAATCTTTCAATTTCATTTGGTCTGAAAGTGTTAATCATTAATTTGCGGAATTGGCATCCAGTAATCTACTGCACGATACCTGTTACTGCGCTCACTCCTCCACCCCCC